AGCTGTTTGCATTTTGCTGGGGGGGGTAGGGCCTTGGGGTGACAGGTCACGGTGACGATGGTGTCAGAAAAATTTTATTTTTTTTTAATGAAAATCACTATTCCGCTACCAGATAAAAGGTGACAGTATTAGTCATACGCAATTTGCGTAATCTAACCAGGAGATACATCATGTGGACAAAACCAGCAGCGACTGAAATGCGTTTCGGCTTCGAAGTAACAATGTACGTAATGAACAAGTAATACCCAGGGGCTTCGGCCCCTTTGCTTTATCCCTTGACAATCCGCAAAATTCAAACTACCATGCGAGCATGACATTCCTCTCGATACCTTTTTCGCCACGCGAGTTGAAGGCAACTGAGTCTCGCTTACAGGCCATCTACGATGCAGCAAAGCTTGGGTTGAAGAACGACTCTCTGGCGTTAGCTGCAGGGATGATGCCGTCCGAGTATCGGCAACTCTGCCAGGTCGACCCTGTCGCAGAGATGGCGGCACAAAAAGGTAAGGCTGACGGTGAGAAAGAGATGGCGCAACATCTAGTGGCGGCAGCCCGTGAAGGCGACGCTAAGTCAGCTCTCGCCGTGCTACAGCATGTACACGGCTGGACAGCCAAGACTGAGATCAGCGTGGATGTGTATCAGAAAATTAGTATTACTCAAGCTTTGCAAGAAGCTCAATCGCGTGTTATTGAAGGCACCGTCGTAGACAACGAATAATGCAACTACCTATATATAGCTCGGATGAAGAACAGTTATTGATGTCACGTCTGTGGGACCCGCGTGTTGCGGACGACCCTGAAGCGTTCGTGCTGTTCGCGTTCCCGTGGGGACAAGCCAACACGCCGTTAGCAAAGTTCAGAGGGCCAAGACAATGGCAACGCGACGTGCTAAGAACAATCGCCAAGCACATCAAAGATAATCAAGGTAAAGTCGACATGTCAACGTTACGTGAGGCAGTCAGCTCAGGGCGGGGGATCGGTAAGTCGGCGTTAGTCAGTTGGCTAATACTGTGGATGTTAACAACACGCATCGGGTCTAGTGTAGTGGTGTCAGCTAACAGCGAGTCGCAGCTCAGGTCCGTCACATGGGGCGAGCTGACTAAGTGGCAGGCCATGATCATCAACGCGCATTGGTGGGAGATCAGCGCGACTAAGCTCGTGCCAGCCAAGTGGGTGTGTGAGCTAGTCGAGCGCGACTTGAAAAAGGGGACGCGGTACTGGGCGGCTGAGGGTAAGCTGTGGTCAGAGGAGAACCCAGACAGCTACGCGGGTGTGCATAACCACGACGGCATGATGTTAATATTTGATGAAGCAAGCGGCATACCTGACGCCATCTGGTCCGTAGGGGCTGGCTTCTTCACGGAGAACATATTAGATCGGTATTGGTTCGCGTTCAGCAACCCGCGCCGTAATCAAGGCTACTTCTTTGAGTGCTTCAACTCTAAACGAGACTTTTGGCATGGGAGACAAATAGATGCACGTCAGGTCGAGGATACAGATAAAGCGGTTTATGAACAGATTATTGCAGAGTATGGTGAGGACTCGTCACAGGCGCGGGTCGAGGTTTATGGTGAATTTCCTTCTGCGGGAGAAGATCAGTTTATCAGCCCGACACTCGTCGAGGACGCATTTAAACGTGAGAGATATAAGGATACGTCTGCGCCAATCGTTATCGGAGTGGACCCAGCGCGGGGCGGGGCGGATAGCACAGTCATCTTAGTGCGTCAAGGCCGTGACATTATAAGTATCAAACGCTACCAAGGCGAGGATACGATGTCTATCGTTGGGCGTGTCATCGAGGCGATAGAAGAGTTCAAGCCTGTCATGACAGTCATCGACGAAGGCGGCCTGGGGTATGGCATATTGGACAGGCTAACCGAGCAACGCTACAAGGTTAGAGGTGTGAACTTTGGGTCACGCGCTAAGAACAGCATCATGTGGGGCAACAAGCGGGCAGAGATGTGGGGCGCCATGCGAGAGTGGCTTAAGACTGCGAGCATACCAGAGGATAGAAAACTAAAGTCAGACCTGACAGGTCCAATGAAGAAGCCAAACAGTAGTGGTACAATCTTCTTAGAAGGTAAGAAAGAGATGAAAGCAAGAGGCATGGCAAGTCCTGACGCAGCGGATGCACTATGCGTTACGTTTGCATTTCCAGTAGCGCATCGTGAGTATGTTGACAAAGGCATAAAAAAGTCGTATGCTAACGGTGGCGGTATATCTAGTTCATGGATGGGAAGCTAAAATGGCTACAAAAAAAGCACATGACAAACCTATTGCGCATACCACAAAAGGTAAAGACGCAAACTACAAGCCTACAGATAAAGGCGCTGGCATGACAGCTAAAGGCCGTGCAGAGTATAATGCTAAGAACGGCAGTCATTTAAAGGCACCAGCACCAAGCCCAAAGACAAAAGCAGACGAAGGCCGTAAAGCCTCGTTCTGTGCTAGAATGGGTGGCGTAGTAAAAAATGCTAAAGGTGATGCACCTAGAGCAAAAGCAGCACTTAAAAAATGGAAGTGTTAAGGACATATTATGGCAGCTAAACCAGGTTTGTACGCAAATATCCACGCAAAACAAGAACGTATTAAAGCAGGCTCAGGTGAAAAAATGAGAAAGCCTGGCGCTAAAGGCGCACCAACAGCTAAAGATTTTAAAGACTCAGCTAAAACCGCTAAAAAAGGAAAATGAAATGAAAGCTAAATCGTTTGAAAAGTCTAAAAAAGACGTAGAGAAAAAAGGCGTTAAAGAAGGTAGCAAAAAAGACATGTACGCAGATAAAAAACAGTCTAAACCAATGCCTATGAAGAAGAAATAATCATGCCATTAAAAAAATCTACCTCACCAAAAGCGTTCCGTGAAAATGTTAAAGCTGAAATTAAAGCAGGGAAACCAATTAAACAAGCGGTTGCCATCGCGTATTCCGAAAAGCGTTCAGCGGCCAAAAAAGGTAAAAAATGAGACTTAAGCCATTAAGCGACTGCATTGTTGTAGAGCAAGACGAAGAAAAAGTAAGCAGTATTATTTTTGTACCAGGTGCTAAGAAGTTGTTTAGCGGATACGTACGCGCAATCGGCCCAGGGAAGAAACTAGAGAATGGAAAACTATCAAATATGGATGTTCAAGTTGGGGATCATATTATGTTTGGTGAGTACACAGGTCAAACGACGACTATCGACGGTAAAGATTACCTAATGATGCGTAACACGGAAGTGATTGGACTGATAAATGAATGATGATATGGTAACCGTCGGTGTTGTCGCTAATGGCGGCAACAAGAAAAGCGATCCTAGGGATATGCTGGCTACAATGCGTAGCCGTTTTTCTATGGCGGTTTCTGCTTATTCAGAGTCAAGAGAAGATGAGCTTGACGACTTACGTTTTGAGGCTGGTTCGCCTGACAACCAATGGCAATGGCCTGCGGATGTGTTGGCAACACGCGGTTCAGTACAAGGTCAGACGATTAATGCTAGACCTTGCTTAACAATCAACAAGTTACCGCAACACGTTCATCAAGTTACTAATGAACAACGCCAAAACCGACCTTCGGTGAAGGTAATTCCTGTGGATGATAATGCTGACGTAGAGGTCGCAGAAATATTCGAGGGAGTTATTAGGCATATTGAATATATCTCAGATGCAGATGTCGCATACGACACAGCATGTGAGAATCAGGTCACCTATGGTGAAGGTTATATCCGTGTACTAACTAAATATTGCGACGACAATACATTTGATCAAGACATTTACATTGGTCGCATCCGCAATTCCTTTAGCGTGTACATGGACCCTACAATCCAAGACCCAACTGGCGCTGATGCTGAATGGTGTTTTATTACAGAGGATATGACAAAAGCTGAATACGAGCGTCAATTCCCTGATGCAGCACCAATTTCATCGATTATGCAACAAGGTGTAGGCGACTCTTCACTAAGCCAATGGTTAACAGAAGATACAGTCCGTATTGCAGAGTATTTTTACATAGATCACACGCCATCTAAGCTAAATCTATACCGTGGCAACATCTCAGTAGTAGAGAATAGCCCTGAAGATAAGCAAATGAAAGATATGGGTCAAAAACCTATCAAGTCACGTACTGCTGACGTTAAAAAAGTCAAGTGGTTAAAGACAAACGGCTTTGAAATCTTGCAAGAACAAGAGTGGGCAGGTTGCTACATCCCTGTTGTGCGTGTAGTAGGTAACGAGTATGAAGTAGATGGACGATTGTACGTGTCTGGCCTTATACGTAATGCAAAAGATGCACAACGTATGTACAACTATTGGGTTTCACAAGAAGCTGAGATGTTGGCATTGGCGCCAAAAGCACCATTTATCGGTTACGGCGGTCAATTTGAAGGCTATGAATCTCAATGGAAAACTGCAAACACGACAAATTGGCCTTATTTAGAGGTTAACCCTGACGTAACAGACGGTGCAGGTAGCGTTTTACCTTTACCACAACGTGCGCAACCACCAATGGCTTCTAGCGGTCTATTACAAGCAAAAGCAGGCGCTTCAGACGATATTAAATCATCTACAGGTCAATATGACTCTAGTTTAGGTGCAACAAGCAATGAACGCTCAGGAAGAGCGATTTTAGCAAGAGAAAAACAAGGTGATACGGGTACATACCACTATATTGACAATTTAGCGCGTGCTATTCGCCATATTGGACGTCAATTAGTGGACTTAATCCCAAAAATCTACGATACAGAACGTGTAGCACGTATTATTGGCATTGATGGCGAAGTAAAATCAGCGAAAATTAACCCTGATCAGCCTGAACCAATCAAAAAAATAGTGAACGAAACAGGCATTGTAGTTGAGAAAATCTACAATCCTAGCGTTGGTAAGTACGACATTGCGGTGTCTACTGGCCCAAGTTACATGACAAAACGTCAAGAATCATTAGATGCAATGAGTCAATTATTGCAAGGCAACCCACAATTGTGGCAAGTAGCTGGCGATTTGTTTGTTAAGAACATGGATTGGCCTGGCGCACAAGAGATGGCTAAACGTTTTGCTAAAACGATTGATCCTAAGCTATTAAATGATGCAGAAGATAACCCAGCATTGGCAGCCGCACAGCAACAAATGGAAGCAATGGGACAAGAGCTAGATCAACTACACGGCATGCTACAAAATGTTAGCAAGTCGATGGAAGCGCAAGATTTGGCAATTAAAGAACAAGAAGCTAACATTAAAGCGTATGATGCAGAAACTAAACGTATTAGCGCAGTTCAAGCGTCTATGTCACCAGAACAAATACAAGATATAGTAATGGGTACGGTGCATGGTATGATTACAACTGGCGATTTAGTAGGTGAGATGCCAGGTCGCGGCGCACCTGAAATGCCTAACCAAATGCAAGAGCAACAACCAATGGCACCATCTGAAGGGATGCAACAATGAAAGCCTGTGACTTTGTAGGAATATTATTTTTAGCGCGTGATGTAACACACTCTGTACATCTTAATACACGTAGCTATTCAAAACATAAAGCATTACAAAAGTTTTATGAGAATATTATTGAATTAGCAGATAATTTTGCTGAAGCTTATCAAGGCCGTCATGGTTTGATGGGGCCAATTTCTTTGCAGTCAGCTAAAAAAACGACTAATGTGCTTGAGTTTTTAGAAAGTCAATTAGAAGAAATTGAAACTGATCGCTATAAAGTGTGCGATGAAACAGATACCGCAATACAAAATTTAATTGACGAAGTAGTAGCGTTATACTTATCTACAATTTATAGATTAAGGTTCTTAGCATGATTGTTTTAATTACCCACTTTACGTTTGCGGAAGGCACTTTAAATGGCTAGATGCGCTGTCATTGATATAGAAACTAACACTCAGGTTAATTTTATTATCGCTGAAGTGACTGACATCCCGCCAATTGGATGTAAACTTGTAGAAATTCCTGATGGATTTAATTGGGATGAGGCTACATGGAAAATAATTACAGAGGTAGATGATAATGCCGACTAACGTTATATTTTTAAAATCAGGAAGTACATTTACGTTACCTAGTGATTTTATTTCACTTAATTCAGTAGAATGTATTGGCGGCGGCGGCGGTGCAGGCGTAGGTGCAATTAGTGGCGGTGGCGGTGCTGGCGCGTATGCTTATTCAAATGACATGAATCAAACAGGTTGGCTTGCAGGCACCACAATACTTTACTATAGTGTGGGCGCAGGTGGAACAAGCGGCGCATCTCCAACAGCAGGTGGAACCACATGGTTTAGTAATACAAATGCAATCCCTGCATCAGGAACATCAGGGTCTATAGGAACTAAAGCGCAAGGTGGTTTTCCCTCAGTAGGATATTTGCGAGGTAACGGCGGTGTATCAGGTAGTTCTACAGGAGTTTTAAGGCGTACTGGCGGACGTGGAGGAAATGCAAGTAGTGCGGCAACTATAGGTTTTGGTGGCGGTGGCGGTGCGCCTAGTAATACAGGCAATGGCGGGAATGGCGGCGCTAGTGATGGTTCTTTTGGGTCCAGTGCATTAGTTGCCAACGGTGGCGGTGGCGGCGCGGGGTCTGCTGAAGGCTTAGGGGGAAATGGAGGTTCTGGTGCTGATACTAGTAATGGCGGTGATGGCGGTTCTTCAGGTAGTAATCCATACACCACTGGGGCAACAATATCAAATGCAGCACAAAATGGTTCTTCAGGCTCTGGCGGTGGCGGCGGTTTAGGCGATGGTACTTTATACCCTAGTTCAGCAAAAGGCGGAAATGGTAGCGCAGCGCCTGTTTGGACACAAACGTCTAATGGTGAAATAGCAGGTAATGGAAGTGGACCTGGTGGAGGATATCCTGCTGGCTCATTAGGAAGTAATGCTTATGGTGCAGGTATGGCTGGAAGTAGCGCTTTTGTAAGTAATGGTGGCAATGGAATTATTGTATTTACATATACTGCGGCAGAACCACCACCAGTATCAACAAATCAACAATTATTGATCGAAATTAGATCATTTACACAACGTAGGAGAATTTAAATGTCAGTTAACTTAAAAGCTATTACCACTCGTCTAGGGTATCAGCAAATTACATCTCTTAGCGCGGCTACAGGACTGACAGTTCCTTCCGTTGATCTAAACGGACTTAATTGCAGACCTGTTATTGCATTGATTACACCTGAAACGCAAGCTGTTCGTTGGCGCGATGATGATGTCAATCCTACAGCATCTGTAGGTATGCCATTAGCAGCAGGTGTTACACTACAGTACGATGGCGATTTGACTAAAATTAAATTTATTGAACAAACAGCTAGTGCTAAAATTAATATCAGCTACTACGCATAGAATTTAAAAACTGTACTAGTGCAGTTCACTAGGGTTTCTAAGGAAACAAAATGAGTGAAAACCAAGAAGTAGAAGTACTAGCGGAAGTACCCGCGCCAGAGACAGAAGTTACGACAGCTCCTGAAACTGATGCACCAGCAGTAGAAGTGTCGGAAGAAAAGCCAGCAGAAGCCTCTAAAGTATTCTCACAAGAAGAACTAGATGCAGCCATTGGCAAACGCTTGGCAAGAGAACAGCGTAAATGGGAAAGAGATCGTGCAGCTCAGGCTTCAACACCTGCAGCACCTAGAGATGTCCCTGCGCCTGATCAGTTTGAATCAGTAGAAGCGTATGCCGAAGCATTGGCAATGCAAAAAGCTGAACAGATGATTGAGCAAAGAGAACAACAAAGGCAACAGCATGAAATCTTAGAGTCCTATCACGACAAGGAAGAAGATGCACGAGCAAAGTATGACGACTTCGAGCAAGTTGCATACAACCCTAGTGTTCCTATTACTCAAGTGATGGCTCAATCTATTCAAGCTTCAGATGTAGGTCCTGACTTGGCTTATTACCTAGGGACAAACATTAAAGAAGCTGAACGTATTGCTCGTTTAGCGCCAATCTTACAAGCAAAAGAAATTGGCAGACTTGAAGCAAAAATTGCTAACGAGCCTGTTACTAAGAAAACAACAAGCGCACCTGCGCCTATATCGCCTGTGACGGCTAAAGGTAGTGGTTCACCAGCGTATGACACGACAGACCCTAGGTCTGTAAAAACGATGTCTACATCTGATTGGATTGCGGCTGAAAGAGCTAGACAAGCAAAGGCATGGGAAGCGAACAAAAACCGCTAACTTTTATATAAGGAAATATCATGTCAAATTCAATCTTAACCATTGATATGATCACTCGTAAAGCTTTAGAAATCCTAGAGAACAACCTTGTGATCACACGTAACGTGAATCGTCAGTACGATGATTCTTTCGCTGTAGAAGGCGCTAAAATTGGTTCTACTTTGCGTATCCGTTTACCAGATCGCGCTTTAGTAACTGACGGTGCAGCTCTACAAGTTCAAGATGACAACGAACAATACACAACATTGGCTGTTGCATCACAAAAACACATTGGCGTTAACTTCACATCTGCTGAATTGACTATGCAATTAGATGACTTTGCAGAACGTGTATTGAAACCACGTATTTCACAATTGGCTTCTAGCGTTGATGCTGACGTTGCAAACGCATACAAAGCTATCTACAACTCAGTAGGTACACCAGGTACTACACCATCAACTTCATTGGTATTGTTGCAAGCTCAACAAAAACTAAATGAAAACGCTGCTGTAATGTCACCACGTTACGCTACTGTTAACCCTGCTGCTAACGCTGGCTTGGTTGAAGGTATGAAAGGTTTGTTTAACCCAACTGACACAGTTTCACGTCAATTCAAAAACGGTATGATGGGTATGGGCGTATTGGGCTTCGATGAAGTTAATATGTCTCAATCAATCAAACAACACACTACTGGTTCATGGGGTACTGCAATCACAGTTACTTCAACAATCACAACTGAAGGTACAAACTCTATCGGTTTGAGCTTCACAGGTTCAAGCAAAACTTGGAACGTAGGCGACATCTTTACAATTGCTAACGTTTACTCAGTTAACCCACAAACACGTGAAACAACTGGTTCATTGCAACAATTCACAGTAACTGCTGCTGCAACTGGTTCTTCAACAACAACAGTAACTGTATCTCCAGCTCTATACACACCAGCTAACGCATTGGCAACTGTAGACAGCTTACCCGTATCAGGCGCTGTGGTAACTATGTTCGGTGCAGCATCAACACAATACGCACAAAACTTGGTATACCATAAAGATGCAATTACATTTGCAACTGCTGACTTGTTGTTACCACAAGGTGTAGACATGGCTTCACGTCAAGTACACAATGGCATCTCACTACGTGTTGTTCGTCAATATGACATCAACAATGATCGTTTGCCTTGCCGTATTGACGTTCTATATGGCTATTCTGCAATTCGTCCACAAATGGCTGCCCGTATCTGGGGATAGTCTAGGTAAGCCCCACTTCGGTGGGGTTTCAACAATTTATTAGTAAAGGAAATTATCATGGCTTTTCCAAATGGTGCAGGTGGTTATCAATTAGGTGACGGCAATTTAGCTGAACTTCGTTTAGGCTATACAGCAGTACCTACGTCAGTAGCTGCTACAGCTACATTAACAGCAGCTCAAGTTACTGCAGGTATTTTGTTAGTTGGTTCAGGCGCTACTGCTGCTCAAACATACACATTACCAGCGGCTTCTACAATCGACACAGTTCTTTCTTCAGCTAAAGTAGGTTCAACTTTTGACTTAGTTGTAGTTAACTTAGGTACATCTTCAGGTACTGGCGCGTTAGCGTTAGGTACAGGTTTTACTGATGGTGGTAACGGTACCGTAGCTGTAGCAATTACATCTTCAGGTCAATTCCGTTTCCGTAAAACAGGGGACGCTGCATATACTGTATATCGTATTGCTTAGTAACATAACTCCACCCTTCGGGGTGGATTTTTAATAAAGGAAATATCATGTCGAATACCAAACCAATTGGTGTGGCGTATACAGACCAAGATATTATCGGTTCTCAATTTGTATTAGCAGGTGAACAACTTGGCTATACAACCGATGCTCAAGGTGTTGTTACCCAACTAACGGATAAATCAACTGCTGTAACTTTAAATAAATCTGCAGGCCGTATTACTATGAACAACGCTTCATTGACTACAGCTACTAACGCAACATTTACATTAAACAATTCTTTCATTAGCGCAAACGATACTGTTGTATTAACAATCTCAGGTGGTCAAACTACACCAGGTTCATATAACGTATTTGCTAACGCTCTTGGTGCAGGAACTGTAAGCATCACATTACGTAATATTTCAGGCGGTACATTGTCTGAAGCTGTTATCATTAACTTTGCATTGATTCATTGTCAATAAAAATAAGGGCTTCGGCCCTTATTTATAGGATAAAAAATGGCTATTACTTATTTGAAACATGAAGTACACGGCACTAAAATTGCTTATATGGAAGCAGAAGTAGAAGCAGATGCACAAAACGGCTGGATAGAGTATAATCCAGATACGCCTGCTAAACCAACAGTAGTTGCGGCTCCCGTCAATGAACTGGAAGTTAAACGACGTAGAAAAGAATAAGGAGCCTTAATATGGCAACGGCTGGCGATCAAATTAATGGAGCGTTACGATTACTTGGCATTTTAGCCGAAGGCGAAACTCCATCTGCAGAGACATCACAAGATGCGCTATCTGCATTAAATCAAATGATAGATAGTTGGAATACAGAACGCTTAATGATCTATAACACTATTGATCAAGTGTTTACCTGGCCACCAAATCAAATCACACGAACATTAGGCCCTACAGGTGACTTTGTAGGCGCTCGTCCAGTATTGTTAGATGATTCAACTTACTTTAAAGACCCAACTAACGGTATTTCTTTTGGTATTAAGTTTATCAATCAACAACAATATGACGGTATTGCAGTTAAAACTGTAACCTCTACATATCCACAAGTGATGTGGATTAACATGGAACACCCTAACATTTCAATGGCTATTTATCCAAAACCTACAAAGGCATTGGAATGGCATTTTATTTCAGTTGAGGAATTAGCTCAACCTGCTACATTAGCGACAGAGATTTATTTTCCACCAGGTTACTTACGTGCCTTTAAATATAACTTAGCTTGTGAAATAGCACCTGAGTTTGGCGTAGAGCCATCTCCTACAGTATCACGCATTGCGATGGCATCTAAGCGTAACTTGAAACGTATCAATAACCCTGACGATATTATGAGCTTGCCTTACAGCATTGTGGCTACTCGTCAACGCTTTAATATTTTTGCTGGTAACTATTAATGAAAAGTCCTATCTTAGGTCAGTCTTATATAGCTCGGTCTATTAATGCTGCGGATAACCGCATGGTTAATTTGTTTCCAGAAGCTACACCTGAGAACGGCTTAGAGATAGGCTATCTTAATCGTGCGCCTGGACTAACAACACTATGCACCGTAGGTACAGGCCCTATTAGAGGTCTGTGGGCGCATCAATCAAACGGTACAGACGCGTACTGCGTATCAGGTACAGGCTTCTATCGTATCAACACAGACTACACATCACAATACATTGGTGAAGTGTTAGGGACAGGGCCAGTCACATTTGCTGACAACGGTACACAGATATTTATTGCCGCTAATCCGTTAGGCTACATCTACAACGAAGTAACCAACGTGTTTGCTCAAATTACTGATCCTGACTTTACAGGTGCGGGAACTGTGTGTTATTTAGATGGATATTTTGTATATAACGAGCCTGATAGCCAAAAGATTTGGATTACGCAACTTCTTGATGGCACGTCAATAAACCCCTTAGACTTTGCTAGTGCTGAAGGCGCTCCCGACGGTGTAGTAGCGCTAAATACAATCCATCGTGAACTATGGGTATTTGGTACAGATACAACTGAAGTGTGGTATGACTCAGGTGCTGCAGATTTTCCGTTAGTCCCTATTCAAGGTGCGTTTAACGAGACTGGCTGTATTGCAGCCTATTCCGTAGCCAAGCTAGATAACTCTCTTTTTTGGCTAGGTAACGACCCTCGCGGGTTTGGCGTTGTGTTTAGGTCTAATGGCTACGCAGCACAACGCGTATCAACACATGCAGTAGAATATGCAATACAGAACTATGGCACTATATCAGACGCTGTAGCGTACACATACCAACAAGAAGGCCACGCCTTTTATGTGATTAGTTTTCCTACAGCAAATGCCACTTGGGTGTATGATGTAGCAACAGGTTCATGGCATGAACGTGCTAGTTTGGTTAACGGCGAGTTTGCTCGTCATCGTTCAAACTGTCAATGTAACTTCCAATCAACAACATTAGTTGGTGATTATGTAAACGGTAACATCTACAAGTTTGACTTAGATGTGTATGCAGATAACAGCGCACCGCAGAAATGGCTACGTTCATGGAGAGCGCTACCTAGCGGTCAAAACAACTTGAAGCGTACAGCACAGCACAGTCTACAGTTAGAGATTGAGTCAGGCGTAGGCTTAAACTTAGGTCAAGGTGATGACCCGCAAGTAATGTTAAGATGGTCTGATGATGGCGGCCATACGTGGTCCAACGAACATTGGAAGTCAATGGGTAAGATAGGTGAATATGGTTATCGTAACATTTGGCGTCGTCTAGGGATGACACAAAAGCTACGTGATCGTGTGTATGAAATATCAGGAACTGATCCTGTTAAGGTAGCTATTATGGGTGCGGAGTTAATCTTAAATGGCACAAACGCTTAACTACACTCGGATACCTGCACCTAGAGTTTCGCTTGTAGATCCACAAACAGGGATTGTAGCAAACGAATGGTTTAGGTTTTTTAATAACCTTTACACAATAGCGTATTCAGGAACTAACACGACTACGCCAGGTACGTATGGTTCGGCTACAAATGTAGCACGGATAACGGTAAATGATTTTGGCGGTATTACAGACATAAGTAGTGTACCAATAGCAATTGACGCTACTCAGATTGTTAGCGGTAATATTAATACTGCCCGTATTCAAGGCGCATACACAGGCATTACAGGCGTAGGTACACTAACGTTAGGTACATGGAACGCAACGCCGATTACTACAACTTATGGTGGTACAGGACTAACAAGTTATGCAGTAGGTGATTTAAGCTATTACGCAGCAGGTACAGCGCTAAGTAAACTAGCCATAGGGTCAAGCACCTTTATACTTACTTCTAGCGGTACAGCCCCGCAATGGACTAACCCTACTACGATAACCGTAGGTAAAGCAACAAATGTAGCAGGTGGATTAGCTAATCAAATACCGTATCAATCTGCACCAGATACTACCGCATTTAATACAAAGTTAACTTTTGACGGTACTAATTTTAAAGTAACGGGTAATATATTTGCCACCGCAGGCACGACAACTATGGCAGATGGGTTTAATTATATACCTGCAGCAGCAGGCGCGCCTACAGGTGTACCTGCAACGATAGCGGGGTATGTACCTATGTACTATGATACAACTAACAATTTCTTCTATGTATATAATGGCGCATGGAAAAAAATACTTTTAGCATAAAGGACGCATAATGGCAACTTTAATACCAAAATACACGCAGGTAACAACATCCAATCGGACAATCGCACAGAAGTTTGCTGAGACTATTTCAGTTAAAGACTATGGTGCTAAAGGTGACGGTACAACAGATGATACCGCAGCAATTAACGCGGCTATTACTTATGCTAATAGCCAAGCTGTAGTTGTAAACCCACTAAGCCCAACTTCTTTAGTGACAGTTATATTTCCAAGTGGAAAATATGTTGTTTCATCCACAATATCGCTGTCAAATAACACAAGTTACTGTAACTTAGAAGGACAAGGTGCCGCCGAGCTTTATTTCACAGGGACTGGGACATGCCTATCAATTGGTAATAATACAAGCTATGGCATACTCGGTACAACAATTAAAAATATTAAGCTACAAAAAGCAGGCGCTAAAGCAGGGACAGGGCTTGTAGTCCAAATAGCAGGATATAGCAACTATGAAGGCTTATCTATTGACGGGTTTGATATTGGCGTATTACACCAAGGCGCTATCAATTGTACATATGACTTTAAACAAAGAGGTATTAGTAACTGTAACTATGGTTTTATAGTAGAAAATATACTGCCTTCTAGTGGATCTAGATTTGCATCTAATTTATTAACAGTTAAAAATCTGCGTTTTAATACAATTTCTAATACGGCATTTACACAACGTGAAGGCGCAGGAATAGCTAATCCTGGTACGGGCGGTGCAATATTAGTAGAAAAATGTACTTTTGAAGGAATTTCTGGTACAGGATCAAGAAGTATATATCTTGTAAATACAGGCGAGGCTGCAAGTCAAGATACAACTGTATTTAGACAATGTTGGTTTGAAGGTTATGGAGAAACACTTTGCATCCTTAATAATGCTAGAGCTACTTTTCAAAACTGTTTTATTGCTAATGGCGGTGCTGCTGGTTTTGTATTACAAAATAATGTTAGTTATTTAAAACTTGATACTGTAGTTACTTATTTCCTTGATGCGCAACCAACAGGCAATTATTTAGTAAGTTTTGTTTCACCTGCTACAGCAGCTAGTCTTTCTAATTTAACTGTAGTTAATTGTAATTTTGAAGGGCTTAAACAATTAACATCAACTTATCCAGATGCTCAATCTGGCAGCCCGTCTAATATCTATCCTCTTAATTTACCAACACCAAAAGTGTATAGAATTAGATACAACGCATACTATCCGTCGGGAAATAATGCACAAAACTGGGGTTTGGTAGTTAACTTATTAACTGAAGTAACTAAGTTAAATGGGACTAACTGGAATTATGCAGATGTTATCTTTGCTGGCTTTGATGGCGTAGATAAAGGTTTTACTTCATTACGTGTTTTTAATCTTGGTACTGGATCGTTAAGTAACTTTGGGAATAACGTAGCATATACTGTTTCTGGCGTAAGTATTACGTTTGTAAACGATGGTACAGGCAGATGGTTTAACATGGATGGCACTTACACGGTATATTAACTATGAAAAAACTAACTGAATTACTATCAAACCCACGTATCCCTGTACCGCTTGACAAGCAAGCGCACTTTAATTCAGGTGGTATCTTGGCGCTTATAGCATACTTTTTTATTGGTTACTACGCTTTATTGCTAGTAATGGTGGTAGCTTTTGCAAAAGAGTGGTATGATTATCAGCATCCAACAATCCATACTTGCGATTTTTATGATTGGTTAGCCACGGTACTAGGCGCTGTCGTTACATTAGGAGTGATTTATGTCTGTTAACTTATCCCCGTTAGGCGGCGCTGGCGCACAGTTCTTCAGCAATAATGGCGTACCACTTGCAGGTGGGTTACTGTACACTTATTCAGCAGGGACATCAACCCCTGCTACAGCTTATACTTCTAATTTAGGTTTAACTGCGCTTGCTAACCCTATCGTACTAGATTCAGCAGGTCGAGTGCCTACAGGTGAGATTTGGTTAACTGATGGCGTTAGCTACAAGTTTGTACTTAAAACTGCCTTAGACGTGTTAATTGCAACGTGGGATAACCTTACAGGTATAAACTCTAATTTCGTTCCATTTACACAAAAGAAACAAACCTTTACGGCTACAGCAGGACAAACTGTATTTACGTTAACTACGATGCAGTATATCGTAGGCGGAAATAACTTAAGTGTATACGTGAACGGTAGCAAACAAATAGCCGCCGTAAACTATATTGAAACATCAAGCACCGTAGTTACTTTTGTATCTGGTCTTAATATTAACGATGTTGTTGAATGTACGACTTCAATAACTAATACTACAAACCCTATTGACTCAGGCCCTACAAGTTCAAGACCTACAGGTAGCGCTATTACAGGTCAGTATTATTTTGATACCACGATAGTTAAACCTATCTGGTGGAACGGCACTATTTGGATATTAGCTACAGGGCTTGCTGCTTAACATGACACAGCAATTAGCTACATCGATGCAGGAAAAAGCGGTAGAGTTATTGTATGAGTCAGTTAAAGATAGACTAAGTATAGATAAGCAACAGTTTAAAAATGTGCTAAAAGATTGGGAACTTGTAGAGTTAATGCAAGATGACAACTTAATTGGCGTTGTAATGATCAAAGGTAACGAGCTTCATGTTAGTTTTAAAGGCGTACCAAAAAGTTCTATACGCAGGCATATTAAAGCAACAGTCGGTGAATTGATGACAAAGTACGGCTATGTAGTAACTTTAGTTTCAAAAGGCAATGATAAAGGTTTAGCTTTTTGTAAACGCCTTGGATTTTATATTACAGGCGAAGATTCAGATAAAACATACATGAGATGCGACAGGAGTAATTATGTTCGGTAATCAATTTAAATTTAGTAGTTTAATGCGTCATCCAGGGTACAACGACCCAATTACCGCTACAATTGCTTCTGTAGGCGGAAGCTTACTTGGCGGAATAATGTCAAGTAACGCATCAGAGGATGCAGCTAATACCCAAGCAAACGCAGCCAACCGTGCAGCAGACTTACAGTATAAAGCTTTTCAAGAACAACAAGCCGCACAAAAACCGTTTCTTGAAGCAGGACTTAAAGGCCAAAACAGACTATTAGACTTGTTAGGACTTAGCGGTAACGCTGGCGCTGAAGGCTATGGTTCTGCTGCTAAGAACTTTAGTATGGCTGACTATCAAGCTGATCCTGGCTATGCGTTCCGTATGTCTGAAGGACTTAAAGCACTTGATCGTACTGCCGCTGCACGCGGCGGTATGTTGTCAGGCGCAGCGTTAAGAGGCGCTACACGTTACGGTCAAGACATGGCCTCACAAGAATATCAAAACGCGTACAACCGCTATCAAACTAACCGCGCAAATATTTTAAACCCGCTACAAAGTCTTGCAGGTCAAGGACAAACGACAGCTAATACGTTAGGTAATGCAAGTCAGAATTATGCGACTAACGCAGGTAACGCGTATATGAACGCAGGTAATGCTGCTGCGTCAGGTTACGTAGGTAGTGCTAATGCGTGGAACCAAGCACTTGGCGGTGCAGCAAATGCGTATCAGCAAAACCAATTGATGAACAGAATATTCCCTAGTGCAAGTGCAACGCCTTATACAAGCGCTTCTAATTTTGAATCGCGAATGGGCCTTCCACAAACAGGGTACGGTAGTTAATATTAAGGATTAAATCATGGCTATTGACGCAAGTATCGCTTTAGGAGTTAAACCAGTACAGATTGAGTCCCCGCTTAATCAGATGGCTAACGTATACGCTTTGCAAAACGCTCAACAATCTAATCAACTTAATCAGATGAAGATGGATGAGTATAAGCGTGGTATTGCAACCACGGAACGTAGAAATGCGTTATTAGGTGGTTTTGCACCAGATATGAGCATAGACCAACAAGTAAACGCATTAGCTAGAGGTGGGTTCTTAGATGAAGCTAAAGCTTTGGCTGAATCATCAGCTAAAGTTAGTAAAGATAAACGCGAAGCTGAAAAAGCGGCATCAGACCTTAAAGCTAACAGCATTAAATTTCACCGCGATTTATTGCCTACGGTTAGAGATCAAGCCTCATATGAACAATGGGGCATGA